GCCAAGAACTGCAGTCGGTTCCACTGGTTCTTATGTGGGCGTAGAAACGGCGGATGCCAGTAATAATCTCGGGTCTATCCAACTGCGCGCTACAACAGTTGGCACGGTGAAACCCACGACCGGGCAAACGTATACTGCTTCGGATATTAAACAAACCAATCCAGGCACCGTTACGGACCCCACTTATTTAGCATCACCGGGTATTCAAGTTGGACCCAGTGTAGATTTGGTCACTAAATCGGCAGGCGGAAAAGGGTTTTCTACATATGTTTACCCGACCCAACTATTTTATGGTTTAAAAGGCACGTTGGAGAAAAATACTAGTGGTTATTTGTGGCCTGGAACAGTTTCTGTTGCTGGCGGCGGCAATAAATATCCAGATACTACTACTCCGCCGGCGTTTTTTCGTGTTCAGCAACCAACTCTATTATGCGGTATGTCCTGTGCTTTAACCGTTCCACCAGGTAATGGTAATTCATTAAACGTCGTTGTCCGGACGACGCCAATTTCAACTGGCACTATAATTGATACTTCCTTTAATGTAACCTTAACCGGGTCAGTGTCAACGCTTAATTTTTATAATGCATCTCAAGACCTAAATACTGGCGACAGAATACACGTTTTTTTAACTGGTTCAGACCCAACACTTGCACAAGATTTATCCGTTCAATTGGATTTATTCTAGTTACTCCCCCCCCCCCACCAAACCGCAATTATCAACATATCGTATAGTCAGCATACTATCAAACCAATTTCATTATAACACAAATACGACACACTATACATAAAAATATCTATTTATGTATATAACACATATATGGAGGTTATAGAAGAACCAATATATAAATTTGCCCATATAGTAAACAATAACATCAAAACCCTCTATGTTTTTATTGGACAAGGCGCAACTAAAATGTCCAGCGACGCCTTAGACCGTTTATTTATCCAAAAACCAACCGACGACGCATTTAAAGGCGTTTTTGCGGAAGCCGAAATCAACGAAATCAATGCAATGATCCCCCCGCCGAAAATAAAATTTATAGCCGAAAGTATACATTTAGATGATACTATTGAAACAATTAAGAAGAAATTTCTCTTTCATTTAATGGATGTTTTAAACACTTCTTATGATGAACTGTATTTTTACATTAGACAAACAACCCATTTTAATTCAAAAAGTGTCTATAACAATTTAACGCATGGGGAAAGTTTAGAATTAACCAAAGAACGTTTAGATTTCTTTTTACTTAATATTTTTGATTTTGACATAGACGCCATTCCGGATAAACCGGTTTACACCTACAATGACATATTGAAACTAAATTTGAGCGAATCTTCCTTTTTGGTGAATAAACCACTCGGCCATACATTTCAACTCATGCATGAAAAATATGCATACCCATTTACAGTAAATCCATACGATGCCGATAAGTATGACACTTTTTTAGAAAACCGGGCAGACGAGATGGTCAAAACAACCAATAAACATTTGTTAATGCATACAGGCGCATTTTTTAATAATACCATCTATGTCTGCCTCGCCGAAGACCGATTAAACGGTATGAATACAGCGGAAGTTACCGGATTTGATAATGACTTAACCGAAGAGAGTGCCATTAAACTATACTATCCCTATTTATATGAAAAAGATATAACATCATTAGAGCTACTAAACAAGGAAAAACAAACCTTAATTGGTGCAACAAAAAAGTTGATTACCCCACAATTTGAGAAAATAAATGAATCCATCAACTTATTCTATGATGTCTATAAATACCGTAAACAGGAAATAAAGTATAGTGGCCTAGGCATTAAATCAATACTATTAAATGTTCGCCAACCAAATTTATTTAATGTTCCATTAGATATTATATTCAAACTAATTCATGCCACTCAAGATATTCCATTGATTAAAATGAATCAATCAAGCCGACAAGAAAAAATTTATCGTTTGTATACAGATAAATTGTCAACAAATGGGAAAAAAATACCCTACTTGGATAAAGGAACCATATTTAAATGGGATGCGATAATGGCAAAAACAAAATGCGTATCACTTTACATAGAACATTTTGATGAGAGAAACGGTTCAAAACTGCCAATCTTATGTGAAATTGATAAAAACTGTAATATTATGGTAAAAATAAATTTTAATAAAGGTATGAATCTGGCGGATGTGAATGATTTGATACTAGAAAAGGTAAACCCTGTTATAAGTCTCTTGATTGACTATCTCTCTACAAGAGGTTATGAAATGATCAATTATATTGATCTACGTGACGAAACAACGGATGTATTAGATATGGACTATGTCATGCATTTACCGATTCAACATAATTTAAATTTAAAAAAAATGTCGGGTTGCCTAACAAGCATATTTAATATTACAAATTATAGTTTGAACAAAGACAGCAAAGATAAAGGCGTAATAATGCGATTTAAACGGGTAGAAAATTATAATGAAACGGATAGTCAAGATGCATTTATTATTGATATGATACAGCCCCATTTTAATTATTCGGATAATGATATTATTCAATTTTTAAAAGAGAATTTTCAATTATCGGAAGAAAATGCACGTAAGAAATATGCTGAAGTAAAACAGACCCAACAATTGATGCAAGAAGGGAATAAGGCATTAAAGACCAAGAATAATCCGGGGTTTTTAACGACGATAACCCAGCAACCACACACAACGAATATTATGATTAATGTATCGGGTATAAATAATGTAAGTTATTTAACAAGCGTGTATATCTACCTTGACTCATTGATTAGAATAAGTCAAAGCAAAACGTATGATACGGCGGTTGCTACAGGGAGAATACAAAAATTATGTAAAGATGCGGCTCTTACAAAAAAAGATGTTCTTACTGAAAGATTGGCGAGTAATCATGAAATAAATGAAACTAAAAATGAAATACAACAAATGGAAAAAGAAAATCAAATGGAAACTATTGTTCCTGAAGAATTGGTATTTTATAATAAAGAGGATGCGATTGAAGAACAATTGGATGAAGGCGCGGATGCGGATGATGAGGATGTTGCTGTTGCGGAAGCTGATGCGGAAGCTGACGCTGACGCTGAGGCAGATGAAGATTTTGATGAAGAAGATCTCAAGCGTTTTATGCACAATGATGAAGATGAAGACGAAGATGAAGAAGAAGGAGAAGAAGATACTATTGACGGAGGTGATGGTAGTGATGATGAAGGCGAAGATGAAGATGAAGGCGAAAATGAAGATGATAGTGAAAGTGAAGATGTTTTAGAACGAGATATTACCGGAATGCCTTTAAATAATCCCACCCCATTTGAAAAACGAATTGTAGCACGTGATAATGCAATTATTACCTCTAATATTGGTAAAAATGGGTTTAAATCTTATTCTAGTTCTTGTCAATCTATACGTCATCGTCAACCAATTATACTAACTGATGAAGAAAAAAAGAAAATTGACGATAAACATCCAGGTTCATATACAAATGCGTTTAAATATGGTAGTAGCAAAGATAAACAACATTGGTATATATGCCCGCGTTATTGGAGTTTGAGAGATAATGTAAGTTTAACGGAAGCGGAAGTAAATAAAGATGAGATTATTCCAGCAGGTTCTAAAAAGGTTCCGAAGGGTAAACATATAATTGAGTTTAATTACAAGGATGAACATAACGGTCCAAAAGGATACATTCCACATTCGCCCGGTTTTTTAAAACCAGTAAAAGGTTCAGGTGCTGCATGTATACCGTGTTGTTTTAAAAAATGGTTAGCAGTGGATGGCTGTAATTCTACCTATGAGAATGGTAAAGAAGCAAAGGGGGTAAATGATAAGAAAAAGGGAAAGGCAAAGAAAAATGAAAAAGCATCAATAAGAGAAGAAGAAGTAGAAGAAGCAGAAGAAGCAGAAGAAGCAGAAGTAGCAAGCCAAGCACTAGCAAGCCAAGCAGTAGCAAGCCAAGCAGTAGCAAGCCAAGCACTAGCAAGCCAAGCAGTAGCACCAGCACCAGCACCAGTAGCAAGCCAAGCAGTAGCAAGCCAAGCAGTAGCACCAGCACCAGTAGCAAGCCAAGCATTAGCAAGCGAAGCAGCAGCACCAGCACCAGTAGCAAGCCAAGCATTAGCAAGCGAAGCAGCAGCACCAGCACCCGTCACAAGCGAAGCAGCACCCGTCGCAACCGAATTAGAAGATGACGATGAAGAAGAAGATGACGATGAAGAAGAAGAAGAAGAAGAAACAAAACATACAGATCTTATTCTATCCAATGAAAAATTTCCAATAATGCAAAATAATCGGTTTGGATTTTTACCTGTTGCGGTTGAGATGTTTTTAAAAACAGATAATAAAAATTGCAAGGTAACTCAATTTAATACGAATATTAAAAAAAATACTGGTTGTTTATTAAGGCGAGGTGTTGAAATAAGTAAAAATCAATCATTTATTGCTTGTATTTCTCATATATGGCATAATATTTATTCTGAAAAAAAATACAAAAATGTGCCTTCTATTAAAAAAATGAAACAACTATTAATAGAATCTTTATCCATTGATTTATTTATCACTTTGCAAAATGGAAATTTAATAAAATTATTCTACAACTACAATAATACAAATAAAGAAGGTGGTCAGGGTCAGAGTAGCGAAGATGATAGCGAAGCAGAAGCAGAATCGGAAGAAGATGATAGCGAAGCAGAAGCAGAATCTGAAGATAGCGAAGTAGAAGCAGAAGCAGAAGATGTTAGCGAAGCAGAAGCAGAAGCAGAAGATAGCGAAGCAGAAGCAGAAGCAGATGATAGCGAAGCAGAAGCAGAAGCAGAAGATGATAGCGAAGCAGAAGCAGAAGCAGAAGATGATAGCGAAGCAGAAGCAGAAGATGACTCTAGATTTAATGATTTGGAAATTTATTCTAGATTGTATGAAGACGAAAAATCAAAATTATATGAAATGGCCGATAAAAAAAATATTGATCATGTCAATATGTTAATTAAAATTGCAAAATCGTATGAAAACTTTATTGATTATTTAAAAGATGATAATGTTGAAATAGATTATGAATACTTGTGGGATTTAATCTGTTTTCCAAACCCCAAGCTCTTTAAAGATGGGATTAATATGGTTATTATTGAATTGTCTAGAAAAGACATTACTGACAATGTTCAATTAATATGTCCATCCAATCACTATTCATCCTCCTTGTTTAATTCAAAAAGAAAAACAATTATTATTTTAAAAATATATAACTATTATGAACCTATATGCCAATATGAAAAGAAAGATGACGTAATTACATATGGTTTCAATCCACTAAGCCCATCGGCATTACCGAATATAAAAAACATCATAAGCATGGTAAAAAATACATTTGATAACAAATGCAAACCATTAAAAAGTATGCCAACTGTATATAGTTTTTCAGAAAGTATTCAGTTAACTCAATTAGCATATTATATTTTATCACCTGATATGAATTATACAATAGAAAGTCAAGTGATGAATTATGATAATAAAATAATAGGTTTGGTTATTAAAAATAATCGCAATAATAATAAAGGGTTTGTTCCCTGTTATCCATCATCGCAATTAAATAACAAAGATATTATTTTCAGTGATGATATTTATACCGCATCTTACGAAAAAACAAAAGAATTTTTAGAAGAACTTTACAGTATAGCAACCAAAAATGAAATAAAAATACCGTGTAAACCATATATGAAAGTATTAGAAGACGGTCTAGTGGTGGGTATTTTGACGATATCAAACCAATTTGTTATGATAGATGCGCCAACCCAACCCATTGAAGATGGTTTAATTGCTATTAATACTTTAAACTACAATGAGACGGATAAAAAAATTATGACAAGTAATAAGGTAGATGAAGATAGAGCAATCTATATAAATAACATACGACTAGAAACACAATTTTATAATGTTTTCAGAAATACCGCCAGATACTTACTTGGGCAATACGCAAACACTGATATTCGTAAAGAAATTGAAGAAAAGGTCACTTCATCGTATAGCTATTTGAAAAAATTAAACAGTATAGAACAATTATTGAGAGATTTATTAAAAAATAATATTACATTTCACACTTACAGTGCAGAAGAACTATTACATTTAAAAAATATAACCAGCTGTTATGTAAATTGTAAAAATAATGATTATTGTAAAAAAGACGCTAGTGGTAATTGTCTTCTTATGGTTCCTGATATAAATTTGATTAATAGTAAAGAAAATAATATTTTTTATTATGGAAAATTGGCAGATGAGATTATTCGTTACCTACGCGTTAATTCATTCATTTTCAATCCCCAAACATTGGTTTCTTTCTCAAAACTTAATTACAATCTAAGAGAGGATGAAATAATATTGTTACAATCCTTATTAACCCAAGAATATTTTGAAAATTTTGAAACTACGAAAGAAAATAAATACATTAATTATAATACGTATGATATAACAAACCCAATCATTAAACAAACCTATTCCAATATTGAAAATGCAATCATGAATGAAAACTTGGATGAGCCATGCGAAATAAAAATAAAGAATTCTATAACCTCCAGCGTCTTTAAAAAAGTGTTCAATTCAGAAATAAAAGAACATATTTTCATTCCCAATACAAATAATTGTTCTTTTGAAATAATATTAAGAATATTAAAAGAGTATAATTCCAAATACACGAATTTGACTATTTATAATATTAAAGATGTGTTAATACGAAAATATTCTGAACTATTTAAACTATACAAAACTAAAATATTAGATATTCTTGGCAGACAGGGGAAAACGAGTTTGATAAAACGAGTTAAACTAAATGAAATAACCTTGTTGGATTTAATTCAGAGTGATGCTTATTTTATCTCATCGTTTGATATTTGGATATTGGCCTTACATTATACGATCCCAATAATAATGATGAATAAGGTATCTTTACAAGAAACAAAATATAAAAAACAAATAATGACGATCATTGAAAATAAAGAAAACTACTATTATTTTTTACAACAATCAAGTATTGACCATTCAAAAGCTGACAATGGTAAACCAATGACATATTCATTATATTCAGATAAAAACAATGTTTTCAAAATACCATTAGATAAAGTAATTGATGTCACCTTGGTTGATAAAATAAAACGACGTGAATTAGAATATAAATTAGATGATTTTATTAAAGAATTTTCATTGGAAGAAGACCGGACGGCGAATAAAAAACTTGTTAAAAAAATGGATGGGGAAAAAATAAAATTATAAAACACAAAATTATAAAAATTATAAAAATTATAAAAAATATAAAAAATATATATAAAAAAATATATAAATTAGTAAGGTTCATTATTATATAATTATTTAATCACACATTATATAATATTTTTACTTACATATCAAACTCATAACCATCGTCAATGCCCATATCTACGGCTTTAATTCCAGAAATATTGTTATGTATTTTAATAGTTTGAATGCTGCATTTGTCATCAACATTGGTATACCCATCAAAACCATTCTCAATAATCTTTTCGGCATTTTGTTCCGCAAAATCTTCCGCATTTAATTGTGTAATTTTTTCATAATCCAAAATAACTTGAAATGCGCTTGTGCCAAAGTATCCTTCTTGACCACACATGACATTTGCAGAAACACCGCGCATTGTATCTAATTCTGCGTGTTTTGCCGCATTCAAGAACATTTCAGGCGTTTCTTCAAATGATGCTTTGGCAATCGGGCCAATATTGTCATTGTTAATACCATGGCGGAAAATAGATACCATTTGATCATTACACGTCATCCGGTCACAAAGCATCGTTAAATGATGGTAATTAATGTAAGTGCTATCAAATTCAATCACTTCCGTAATTTCATTCAAAATGGATTGGCGCGCGGCTTCAATACCTAGCACACGATAAATTTCTTGAATGTCGTTTGTATACGTCCGTGTAACATCAATATTGTCTAAACTCAGAAGTTCCATTAGATTGGTTCCAATCGTATCAAGAACCCATGTTTCTTTTTTCGTAAAACTTCCATCTTCCATCACTAAACTGTCAAGAATTTTTCTAGGGGTTACCTTTTTAATGTTCTTAATTCCACGCAACACTAGCTTATCTAATAATGTTTCCTGAAAATTTTTAAGTAAATAGATTTCATCCGATTGATCTAAGGGTTGTTGTTTTTTCATTTGCTTGGAATCCATCTTTTTATTTAATCTAACACGAAATACTAAATTATCCGTATTGTAGTCGGAAAAGACGCAAGAGACTTGGTCTGGATATATATTATTTATTGCAAAATGAATATCGTCCATTGTAATATTTTTATCTAACATTTCTTCAGTATTTAATACCATACGAATGACCCATTTTGATTTGTTAGTATTGGAGGTGGAGGTGGAGGTAGTATTCTGTGTATCTTCTTCACCTTCTTCGCCACCGTTGGATTTGGAACTATCACAATCATCTAACATTTTTTCAAATTCGTTATATACTTTCATAAGAGTCGCATCGTCTTTAATCATGGTGCTTGACCCATTATCAGGATCAAAACAAATTTTAATTGAATCCACAATAGCACGCAATTGCGTATGTTCTAATTTATTCACCATACGCTTTGCATTCTCTTGCTCGCATTCTTCATCCTTATTTAAGTGGACAGTGCATGATGGATTTTTGGGATTTTCTGATAAGGAAATAATTTCTTCAATACGCGGCAAACCACGCGTCACATTTGATTTACTCGCTACACCAGCAAAGTGAAAGGTATTTAAGGTCATTTGTGTCGTCGGTTCACCAATAGATTGAGCAGCAATCATTCCAACCATTTCTCCAGGCGCAATAAGTGCCTTCTTATACAAGATGACCACTTGATCAATTAAAATCGTTAGTGCTTTTCGGTTAAAACGCTTTACCATAAGCAAATCCTTGGGATTCAGATAATAATAATACAAAATCTTAAATAGTGCGTTTGGCTTAGAATAGTGAATAGACATAATTTTATTAAACCCTTCATCAATGATTTCATATGCTTCTAAGGGTGTAATATCCACCAACGAATTTACATTGATAAATTGCTGTCCTTGCACATTATTAATGGTGTGTAAAAATGAGACTGGCATATTAACATTTTTATTGTCCCTAAAACCAAAGACATTCATCGCCAATCCAGTTCTTGCTTGAATTAGCATTTCAGTAAGGTCCTTTGTTCTAGTGGACAACTCCGTGGTTTGCTTTGCCAGGCGTTTAATGGTTGGCTTTGTAAATGAAGACACATACACGTCATCTGCCTTTGTTTTGGTTTTGGACATGTTTGGCATTTGATAGTGGTTATAAATATCTTCTAGTGTCATTTGCACTAACGGCAAGGTTTGTGATTCAACCTTCACTGGATCAAACCCATCATCACCATAAGTAAACTGAATAATTTTGTTTTTGTTGTTTCGCACGGTCATATCATATTCAACCTTCAAATCCTCCAACCCTTTGATAAGACGACGCTGAATATAACCCGTTTGCGACGTTTTTACAGCCGTATCAATAATACCGATACGACCACCCATTGCGTGAAAGAATAATTCTTCGGGCGTTAACCCGCCAATAAATGAGTTTTCAACAAATCCACGCGCCGAAGGCGAATCATCATATTTTGTGAAATGCGGCAAGGTGCGGTTTTCAAACCCATAGGGAATACGTTTATTATCAACGTTTTGCTGACCTAAACACGAAATCATTTGCGAAATGTTCAAATCACTTCCCTTAGAGCCAGCATTCACCATAATGACAAACCGGTTATCTTTGTTTAAACTTTCACGCCCGATTTTACCGGCTTCGTTGACTGCTTTACTAAGAATATTATTGACTTGTGTTTCAAACTCTTTCTCGTTGGTTTGACCTGACTTATTTTCAAAAATACCCAAGTGCGTTTGGTCAATCAATGACTTTACTTCATTTTTCTTTTTGATAATAATATCAGAAATAGCATCATTGGTTGTTTTATTCGCAATTAAATCACTCACCCCAACACTGTATCCACTCATTTTCATATACTCGGTAACGATATTCTGAAGGTTATCAATAAACTCAATTGATTCTTTGTTACCATAATCATTGCAGATACGGTGAATTAAACCATTTGTTCCATCACCAAGAACACCTTTCTCTAACTGTCCTCTAATATATTTTCCATTATTAATTTCCAATACGTTATTAGATGTTTTGTAGTTTTCCTTATCATTGAAACGTTTGGTTTTATACTTTAGCGTAAATGGAGGCAGAATCTGTGATAATATATCAAAATTGGACACTTCTTTTTTTGGCAATTTGGATACATCCACCTTATCATAGCTCATTAATAAATTCATCGCTTCACGTGGAGTAAAATTAGTGTTTTCGCGCGTAAACCGATAAGATCCCAACAAGGAATCCTGGAAAACACCAACAATAGATTTATTATTTGCGGGACTAATAATTTGCCAGGGAACTGCAGCTAAATGCTTTAGTTCACATTCACTCTCCGCACTTTGAGGCATATGCAAATTCATTTCATCACCATCAAAATCAGCATTGTATGGTTTTGTATCAGCAACATTCATGCGAAATGTATCGCCCACTGGCATAATTCGCACGATATGCCCCATCATAGACATACGATGCAAGGTAGGTTGACGATTAAAGAGAATACAATCGCCATCCATCATATGCCGATGCACAATATCACCATATTCCAGCTGAATTGAGTCACGGTCAATATACCTCAATGAAATGTTATCGCCGTTTTTCTTTTCTAATATTTTAGCACCAGGATGTATGTCTGGGCCATTTCTTACTAATTTTTCTAAAAATTTAATGTTTCGCTCATTGACGGTTATGGGTTTGGTTAGATTCTTTGCCATTTTAATTGGCACACCTAATTCCGTAGCAGACAAATTGGGGTCTGGTGTAATAACCGAACGCCCACTATAATCTACACGTTTCCCCATCAAGTTGCCTCTAACACGTCCGTGTTTACCAACTAAACGTTCTTTGATGGATTTCAATGGACGGCCAGAACGCTGAGACATTGGCGGCGCACCTGGAATTTTATTGTCAATTAAAGACGCAACATAATATTGCAATAAAACACTCCAATCATGAATCATACTAGCGGAAGCATTTGATTGAATTTTTTCTTGTAATGTTTTGTTTGCCTTTAAAATACTGACAATAATGTGCGTAATATCGTCTTCACTGCGTTGCTGTGAATCGTGTTTTACCGATGGGCGAACGGCGGGTGGAGGAATTGCTAATACTTGACAAATCATCCAATCTGGCCGAGACCAAACAGGACTAAATCCCATAAAACTAACATCATCATCCGAAATCCTGCGAAAACATTTCAGCAATATTTCAGGCGTAAGGGCCAATGTTAAATTTTCAGGTTCATCTACACCTTTTATAGTGTCCCATTCGGCGATTAATGTGGATAATCCCTCCTTTTTGATTTTACTTGGTTGTTTACAGCCACATCCATCATCCGTATCTTCACCACAACGTTTGATTTTGCTTGCAATATTAAAAACAATACTCCATCTATCTTGAAAGGATAGATTCAATAAATGTTTATACTTTTCTTTGCTGATCAAAAGCTTACTACACTTTATACAAATGCAGCGAGCAATTTTAATAATAGTTGTTAAATACTGTATATAAAACAGTGGTCGTGCTAATTCAATATGCCCAAAATAACCAGGCGTTTGCATATAATCAAGACCATCTGTCGGGCAAATCAGCCCAGGTTCTAAAACACCCATACGTGGATCAAACAAACCATTAATAACTGGCTTATTATTTACATAAGATTCACGATTGGAAATTTCAGCAACAGACCCTTTACGAATCTCTTCGGGGGATAATATACTGAATTGAATGCCAATAATTCGCGAAGCATGTTGTTTTTGCATAGTTCCTTTGTTCTTATTCATTGCCATCGTTTCTCTTATATTAACATAACAATATTAAGATATGTTTAATTCAATTTTTTAATTAATATATAGTATACATTCTGTATTTTATACATATAATACAATCACTAAATTAATATATTTTTTATATTTTTATATTAATTTATTTTGCAAAATATAAAAATTAAAAATTAATAATATAAAAAATTGATTTGAAGGTTAGATTAAATAACTAATTACAACACCCATTTAAATGGATAACAAGTTCACAACAATGGCTTCATCCGATAAACAAATTAAAGCAATGGCGAGTCCGTATAATACTAGAAGCAAAAGTATGAAAAGTGTTGCTGATAAAAAGCGCGATAAAGTAGCTCCATCGGCTCTTTTACCACCTTCGGCTTTTATACCAAAAAAGGCAAGTAAACAAAAAGAAACTTATAAAAAGCATGAATCATCCGATGATGACGATGAAGAAGACGATGATGAAGAAGACGATGAATTTATTACAGATTCCGAATCTGACGCCGAATCCGACTCGGACGCGGACTCTGACGCTGAATCTGATTCTGACGCGGACGCTGACTATAATGAAGATGAAGATGAAAATGATACGTTGGCCGATAAAACATACAAGCAATTTCTCTTAGAATTATTTCCATCTCACTATATGAAACAGCGAGTTTCATCAACGCAACAATCGTCGTTAGCTGCGGATGACCTCGCTAAAAAATCACGTAAAAAAACATCAACACGTATTTGTCCGGGTGCTCCAAAGAAAACGAAAACACCGAAAAAAATTATTGATGAAAGTGACGAAAGTGACTCTGAAGAAGAAGATAAAAATGCATTATCAAGCACAAAAAATCGTCGTAGTGGTGGTAGTCGTATTAATAATAGTATTATTAGTAATATTAGTAGTAATATTCCAAATGAGTTATCAAAATATAATATTTCATTCATTATTGGAGGAGGAGGAAATAATGAGGAAGATATTGAATACATGTCTGATACGGAAGCATTGTATGATGAATATTACGACGACACGGAAGGTGACAGTAGCGAAGAAGACAGTGACGACGATGAAGACGACACGGAAAGTGACGACGATGAAGATGAGAAAGACATTGATTGTGTGATGACCGAAATTGTTGAAGATGATAAAAATAATATCACGCAAGAAAAGTCAACGTCAAAGTCCATGTCAAAGTCGTCAGCTGCAAAGTCGTCAGCTTCAAAGTCGTCAGCGTCAAAGTCGTCAGCGTCAAAGTCACTATCCACCACCTCTTCCCGCAAAGATGAATCAGATGCCTATACTAAAATAAAAGAACTCTTCAAGGGTGGTTTAACCCCACAAGAGCAGGAAAATCCAATAATTAAAAAAGTAATTGAAGATATCAATCACAAAGAAGAGCATTCTTTAAAGCGCCAAGAAAGACAAATTAAAAAGACAAAAGTGAAAAATACAAAAAAACTTAAAAAATTATTTAAGGATCGTGATGTAATGAATGATTTGCAATATTTTAACGAAAAAATGACGATTGAAGAACAAGAACATGCATTAAAACAATTTGAATTAATCAAGCAACATTCGGATATTTCAAAACCCTATCGTCTTACTTTATTGGAATCAAACATCCCACCGCAATACAAAGCAACCGCTTACCGTAAAATTTCTACACTAAAGCATATGGAACCTGGTGGCAGTGAATATTTTAAAATGAAAAACTGGGTTGACACCTTTATGCGCATCCCTTTTAATCAATATAAAAATTTACCACTGTCACTTCAAGTAGATGGGGTTGACAAGTGTCACGAATTTATGGATAATGCCAAGAAAATTTTAGATCAGGCCGTGTATGGTTTAGAAGATGCCAAGTTGCAAATCATGCAAATGATTGGTCAATGGATTGTTAACCCTAGTGCGATTGGAACCGCAATTGCAATTAAAGGTCCCATGGGCACGGGTAAAACAACCTTGGTCAAAGAAGGCATCAGTAAAATTCTTGGACGTGATTTTGCGTTTATTGCACTGGGCGGAGCGACGGACAGTAGTTTCCTAGAAGGACACTCTTACACTTATGAAGGTTCTGCTTGGGGTAAAATCGTGGATTTGTTAATTAAGTGCAAGAGTATGAATCCCGTTATTTACTTTGATGAATTGGACAAGATTAGTGATACGCCAAAGGGTGAAGAAATTGTTGGTATTCTCACGCATTTGACCGATACCTCGCAGAACAGCGAATTTCATGACCGCTACTTTTCGGATATTGATTTTGATCTTAGTCGGTGCCTCTTTATCTTCAGTTACAATGACGAAAGTAAAGTAAATCGCATTTTGTTGGATAGAATGTATCGCATTCAAACAAAGGGATATGAACAACCCCAAAAGACAATTATTGCGAATAAGTATTTGTTACCGAAAATTTGTGACCAAGTGAAGTTTGATATGTCTGACATCACCATTTCGGACGATACAATGACCTATATTATTACAAACTATACCGAAAAAGAAGATGGTGTCCGCACCTTAAAGCGTTGTCTAGAAATTATTTATACGAAGTTGAACTTGTATCGTTTAATGAAACCCGATACAAATCTCTTTGAAAATGAAATGTCCATCAAAGTCCAATTTCCAATGGTGGTAACTCCTGCAGTGGTGGACACTCTTATTAAGAAAAATGTAGAAAAGGGTAGTTGGCAAAATATGTATATGTAAAACGAGTATATGTAAAACGAGTATATGTAAAACAAGTATATGTAAAACGAGTATATGTAAAACAAGTATATAATATACTTATTATATATAAAATGAATAATACAGATGTTAATACTACAAGTGTTAATACTACAAGTGTTAATAAAAAAAAAGCCAGAAGTTATTATAATTTTGGGGTTTCAAATGAAATTATATGGTCAAGTCATATTTTGATGGGCCTATTTTTTGTTTACATTGGTTATCAACTAGTGATGCATAAAAAAATACCAGAATATTTAGCATTAATTATTGTAGTTCTTGGCGCAATGGGAGGTCTTTATCATACTCATTTATGGTATGACCATTTATTTTAAAATTATTAAGTAATAAATTATAAAATAGTCGTAAATGTTTTTTTATATAAATCAAATCATAAATTATAATTTTTTTTAAAACACTCTTCACATTTTCTATAAAATGAAATATTCTCTCTTTATCACTAATATAAATACCATGCTCTTTTAAAAGGAAGTCGTTAAGAAACCCATTACCGTTTGCATGAATGAATGCTGGACCTGAGCCTGCTCCTGCTCCTGCTCCTGCTCCTGCTCCTGCACTATTTAACCCCGTCGTTGGTAACACTACTTGTTTAAGCGGACGACTCTTAACATAAAAAAAATCATGATTTACATCAATATATACTTCTTTTTTAAATGTATTAGCATACTTTGTTAATTCTATTTGATCTGTTTGAAAATTACTTGTATTTTCTAGTATATAATTTATAACCTCTTTAATATTTTTTGCACTACCAATAAATTGTCCACTATTTAAACGGACGTTGTCAACGGTGCCAAAAATATCCTGACATAAATGTTCATGAACAACATTATCCACCACATCATATCCAACAATCATTTTTACATCTGGATGATGTTTAATAAATTCTTTATAGTTTCTTTCAAAATCTATAATATTCTTTGTTGGTAAAACATCGTAGGCATCAATAAAACAAATCAGAGTATCATCATCAATTTCATCCAAAGAGAGATAGTGTTTCAATAATTTATATTTTGTAATAAATCCTTCCCATTTTTCATTTAATCCTAGAATAACCAACTCAGGCAGTAACATTTTTAAATAAGGCAAATACAGCTTCATTTCGGTAGCCACGCAAACATAGTTAATACCTGAATTCATTTAATCTGTATTCTGTATAGTTAATTTATAAAATAAAATCCGATATTTATCGCTTATATTTTTATTTATATTAAAAATCACTCTTATCAATCGTGACACTCTTAGATATCTTCCGAATAATTTTGCTTTCGCTATCAAAAAACTCGCCTTTCCCACCCATCGCTTGATTCATAATGCCGAGATAAGTATCGTTTAACGGATGTTCTAGTTTCATGCATTGCGGATGCGCATCGCGCCAAGGAATCATCAAATCGCCGTTCTTCTTGGTTATATATTTAATGGCCTTTCGGAGTTTTTCGTATATCTCGGTTTCTTTTTCCCATACATCATCGTCCCGGACATACATGGTTTCCCGTTTTAAATCGCTACAATGAATCGGACGTTTATACACATCCATCTCATTAAGTTTCCTTACCATCTGGCGCGAAATGCCTTCCACGTAACCGAGTTCGCCAAGTTCTTCTAAATCCGAGAACTGCAGCATCATAGAATTCACAAAATCGGTTAGATTCATGGCATCTTTACATTTTTCGTTCAAAAATACTTGCATATTAAAGGTCTTGTTGTTATTATATGAATTATTAACACTTCCGTTACTATTTTTAAATACTTCCAACATTTGTTGTTGCATTTCTAGTGTTTGTTTTTGCAATTCGCTGTTGCTTTTAACCAAATCTATTATAATATTTTTAAAATCAGTATGTTCATTTATTAATAAATTTATAGTAGCTTCTTTTTCAACTGTATCGTTTTTTAATTGGTTATTATTTTCAAAACATTTTTGTTCATGATACCATAAACTATTGCGTGCTTTGTATTCTTTACTACAATTTTTACATATAAATGGATATTTTGGGTTTAATTGTTCTAAACATTCTATATTCTGATTATTTATATGTTTTTGAGTATTACTATGCTTATTAAAATCTTTTTTATTGTCTGTATAAAAGCTACAATTAATACAACTAAATTTTTTGGGTTTTATTGGGGTTAACTCGTTCATTTTATTCTATATATTTATAGAATAAAAAAACCCTAAATCATTTTTTAATAAATTTATAAAAATACAAAAAAAAATTAGCGTCACAAAATAATTCATCCGAAAATCAAAATAAGAGCATTTCAGTCACAACTCACTTTTTCGCATTTTTTCTCTATATTAATGAGCGCTTTTGGAAAATGGACATTTATAAATGTCCTTTTTGCCAAAAACTTTTCCAAACCCAGAAATGTAAATTTTATTAATTTTATAGAGTATATATATATATTTAATAAAATTCGTTACAACATATTTAAAAATGAAACTGGTTTACATGTCGCTTTTATCAATAGTGACACACTTGGATATCTTCCGAATAATTTTGCTTTCGCTATCAAAAAACTCGCCTTTCCCACCCATCGCTTGATTCATAATACCCAGATAAGTATCGTTTAACGGATGTTCTAGTTTCATGCATTGCGGATGCGCATCGCGCCAAGGAATCATCAAATCGCCATTCTTCTTGGTTATATATTTAATGGCCTTTCGGAGTTTTTCGTATATCTCGGTTTCTTTTTCCCATACATCATCATCACGAACATACATGGTTTCTCGTTTTAGGTCGCTACAATGAATCGGACGTTTATACACATCCATCTCATTAAGTTTTCTTACCATCTGGCGCGAAATGCCTTCCACGTAACCGAGTTCGCCAAGTTCTTCTAAATCCGAGAATTGCAGCATCATAGAATTCACAAAATCAGTTAGATTCATGGCATCTTTACATTTTTCGTTCAAAAATACTTGCATATTAAAGGTCTTGTTGTTACTATGATTATTACTATTGTTATTAATAATAGTATTACTATTTTTACATACTTCTAGCATTTGTTGTTGCATTTCTAGTGTTTGTTTTTGCAATTCGCTGTTGCTTTTAACCACTTCCATAATCAAATTTGTCAACATTTTTACATCATCAGGTGAATGAATAATTTTATTTTCCTCTTTCTTACACTTGTTTTTATGTTTCCATAAGCCACTATGTGTTTTAAATTTTTTATTACATTCACATATATATTCTTTTTTGGTGGTGAAATTTTCTTCCATTAAGTTTCCAATTGACATTTTTTTATGTTTACTAGTTGCTAAATGACGTTGCCATTCGGTATTGCGTGAGCAACTTATATTACATTTGTCACAACTATATTTTTTGGTGAAATTTGTGAAATTTGAGGTTTCCATATTATATATATATGGAAGTATTAATTTTCACCTAAATCCTTTTTATAATAAATATTATTTTCTGAAAAAAATTAGCATCACAAAATAATTCATCCGAAAATCAAAATGAGAGCATTTCAGTCACAACTCACTTTTTCACGTTTTTTCTCTATATTAATGAGCGCTTTTGGAAAATGGACATTTATAAATGTCCAAAACCGAAAAACTTTCGCCAAACCCAGAAATGTAAATTTTATTAATTTTATAGAGTATATACATAAATTTTTATATATATAAATTATATATGGATCAATCTATTGTTGGATGCTGTAATAGTAATAATAAACATACCAAATGTAAAAGGCAAGACGATAAGGTATTTTCATTACCTAGAAAATTTACGAAAAAAAGATGCATCAATGGACCGGTCAATGGGTTTACAATGCGTTCATCATGTGCTCCTTATAAATACTGCAAAACACAAAAACATAAGGGAGGGAAAAAGGAATTTTTATATAACCCAAAAAATCCCAAAAAATCATTTGATGTGTATATTGATAAAAATCCCAAAGATACCATTCCAATTAAATATACAACCGTAGATGATGTTAAACATACAATTAAACACTTAGAACATTTATATAAAACAGATAAATATCCCCATAAAAGAATATGGCAAGTTGGTATGATTATGAAAGTTCGGTTAGAAGCAATGAATAACTATAAAAAAACCAAATACAAAAATGCAACAAATGTATATAAACGGTATAGTCTTGCAAAGCGCTACTTTGATTTTCTCAGCAAACGGACAAAAGGACAAACCGTAAAAGAGAGAAAACAAATGGTATTTGATATGTAAGCGAATAATATATAAATAGAGTTAATTAACTATAGTTATATAAGTAAAATGCCATATATTGTTTATAGCGGAATAGGAGCAAAAGAGTCCGAAATACATTCCATTGAAGAATTTTTAAGTATTATGAAAAATGCCTCTTTTCATTACTATGAAATGTCTTCGCTTGGGTTTGATATGGAATATAAAAAATATTTACTTCCTGATGATTTTATAAAGTTTACCTTAGAAGAATGGATAGATTATACAGGCGCTACCTATTATGATGCCGAATGGTAATAGGACTTAATACTCGCCAGCAAGAGTGCGGTTGCCTCCGCGTTCATTTAAATACTTCATTTGTTCGGGTGATGCACATAAACACCCTTCGGAACTAGAATAATTAGATGGACAGCAATTAGGAGAAAATATATTTTTATCAAAAAACACCAATTCATCGTCGGGTAAAGGAATAGGGCCAGTCGCGTGGTGTTCTAAATTTGCATATAAATCATATTTTTCATCAACCTTATTATAATTAATATCTCTAATATCCTTAACCTTCTTAATATTTTCCTTTACTTTCTCGGTGTTTTCCCAACTAGAATTAACACCATCACCCATAGTGTAATTTAAGGCAGTGCCTAGCCCGACAATACTGGCTTCAAACCCTTCTTTAAATCCACCAAAAAAATAAAGAACTGCTATTGCTGCTACAATTAACCAAAACCCACCAACTGCTATAATTAATTTAAAAGAAACGGTTTGATTTAAAAAACGATTAATACTCATATTTCACTATATTATTAAACTAGATAAAAAGATTCATTATCTAATCATCTTCATCATCTTCATTATTTTCATTATTTTGGTTTTGTTCATTTTGTTTATAAGAACTGCGGTTTTGTTTAAAATTCACAATTGATATATTTTTATTTTTGGAAATACCATTTTTTGTAGATTCTATAATTGAAGTTATATAATCAACTGTATTATTAACTCCGCCAAATAATATAATAACAAAAACTAAAAAGGCACAACCACCTAAAAATGCAATTATTGCAAGTGTTTTTATTGAGAATTTAAAATTTAAAAAATCATTAATGCTATTAATATTACCTATTTGATTAATCTCATCAATCATTTGTATAATATAATAATATACTTTATTTGTCATTATCAAAAGTATATTATGAAAAGTATATTATGAAAAGTATATTATGAAACCCATGACTTTATTTTTAGTTTAAATACAAATCTATACCTGAATTATAATCATTTACAAAAACACCACCAAGCATAAATTGTTTTTCATCTGTTAATAAATGATATAAATAGGATTCATTGTGTTCTTTTGCTTCAATAAAATTACTTTTTAAATTCATACAGTTGATTTCACCTAAATTACTATCATTAATATGTATATTTTTGGATCCACGTATAGATATCGTATTGGAAATGTGATGCGTATAAATGTCCATATCACTAGCATCTATTTTAACAACTGCAATTACTTTAATACCGTTTAATAGTTCATCGTCTACCTTTATTTCACTAATTGGCAATATGGATCCATTATTTAATACAATTTTTGTATCACTTGTAAATCCACTATCTAAATGCGTATGAATATCACTTAGTTTAAAAAAAGCTGGCAAATAAGTATTACCATTATTAACACATTTTTCTTGTAAATGAGATAACACATTTTCATCAACGTCGTCCCAATCTGAAAATAAAATATTCCCTATCATAAATTCTTTTTTGTCGGTTCCCAAACAATACACAAAGGGTTCATTAAATGATGACACAATTGTTGCCTTTGGATGATGTTTAACCTTGATCCATTTTAATGAAGGTTCATAGACTCGGTGCTCACTTGTCACTAAAATTCCATCTAGTTCATAAATCGTTTGACCAACGGATGAACCCTTAATAACCGCAGTTACCTTCTCGCCATTTTTTAAAGTATCGCCAACCTTTACATTTTTCAATAAGGTTGGAATACAATTGGTTAACTTGGTTGTATCAAGTATATCAATTATCGTTTCACCTGAAAAACAAACCGGACTCCAATCCGGAGTATCGGGCATGGGGGGTGTAGGTATACTAAGATAATAAAGTATTAAATATTTATAAATTAATACTGGTATTAAAAGAATTAACCAAGGAACAAATATGATCCACCCTGACCAAGCAGGTATTGGCGCGAGAAAAGCAAATAATAATGAAGCCGCAAGAGCAACGGCTGCCATAATACACATAACAATAATATGTGCACCATAAACCATAAATTTATTCAATAAATCTACTATACCTCCAAATAAGGATTGCAATGCCATATAACTACCAAAAATTGAATAGAGGCATGATGCCATTATACCTTTTACTTTTTCAATAGTATCCTTTGTTTTTATAGTAAAGGTTATAAAGTATACGACGGTGTTCATTAATGCGTCATAAATACGCTGCACTGTATTTATAAATTCCATACGAATATTATATGATAATTTACGTCCTAGATTCACCGAATCAACCAAGCTTTGACATGCTTCTTGTAATATATTTACCATGAAAATAAAAGGATGAACTGCGACTTCAACGATATCCTTAAGTATAGAATTAACACACCCGGAAAAATTTTCAGCTGTAAATTCTAATTTTGTTTTATCTTGTGGGTTGTTTATGAATCCAGCAAATGGAATAAATAAAGGATTACATTTATGTATTTGCCAATCTGCTTTAACGACTTGCAGAACATTTGCATAATAATAATAACATATTAAATACACAAATACAAAACACAATATGGCAGAAACCCATACATCAAATCCGTGTTTATCCATATAACCAGATTTCAAATATAACGTTTTTAATTTATTTATTGTTTCATTTGTTTGTTTAACTACATTAGTTGAACTATCATCCATATATAGTATATTTATAAATAGTAAATAAATTATATATTGTATTTATTGTTAAAAACAATGTATAACTAGAGAGATTTAGAAGGAGACCCATTGTTGTCTTCCCAATCATGAAATATCCATCCGCCAATAGGAATAGTATGATTTGACGTTATTAAACAAGTTAATGTCTCGCACCTAATATCAGTTAATTCGGCATAAGAACAATCTTGGGCTTTAATAAACGTTTTAATTCTGGGATCATACATTAAATGAGTGCCAGATACAATAATGTCATCTCTATAACCATTCTCATTATTTACATCTTTATTACTAAAAATTCGTTTTCTTTTAATTCTATACATTTTTTCAATCAAATTGCCATTTTCATCTAAATTACTTAAATGCATTATTGATACTATTCTAGTATTATTTTCCATTAGTCCATTTAATGGTGCATCTTTCATTCTAACTAATTCACCATTTAATAATTCTAATGTAGTCTCAGGATGAAAACATAGTGCTCTTACCAAACCACCCGGCGGTCCATTCCACATACTATTCATTGTCATGAGAGATCCATTTACAATATGTAATAGTGCTGTCATATTACCAACCATTTTTCCAATAGTATCTTTGGTTACTATAAGAACACGCTGAACTTCAACCATCATATTAAACATGGATGAAAATATGTTTTTAAACATATCAATTGCAGCCAATCTAAAATAAGCCATCAAATTTCGTGCATAGTTCATATCAACTGATAATTTACTAGTGACATCGGATAATATACCAACATTGAAATTAACTGGTTTTAATAGGTCGTCCATGAATCCTTTTTGCATCGTTTGAATACAGAAAGCAAAGTTTTTTGCAGTATTGTGTCCAAAAAAAGAAGCAAATGGCATGACTAATGGTTGACATCTATACACTGGCCAATTTTCCTTAATACGTTGTATATTCACTACAAGAAAATTAAAAATAAACAATAACATAAAAATACATATTATTATTATTGATAAGGTTAAGTCTGATACATCCATATTAAATTATATTATTATTATTTATTATTATTATTAAATTTATAGTATAAAATTTATAGTATAAAATTTATAGTATAAAATTTATAGTATAAAATTTATAGTATAAAATTTATAGTATAAAAATATGGTATAAAATATAGAATTATTCTTTTCTACCTTGTGTGAAAAAAACTATTTGATATTAGCGACCTTTGTATCAAATTCACTATTTGCTGTATTGCTTGCAGTAATTTTCGCTGCTTGTATAATAAGCCCATTGGAGGTTTCGCTTGAAGTTTGAGGAACAGGTCCACACATACCAGCGGGGCAAGGGTAACTATAATCATCGTTATTATTACAACATTCTACAGCACCACCAGATTGGTGATTTGCTCTATTTTGTTCTGCGTCAGCTGCTTGTTGTCTTTGATATGCCTGCTCAACATTACCACCATCCGGCGGTGGATTACTCAAAGCCGAATCAGGTCCTCCAATTCCTCCTCCTTTTTGCCTGCGACGACTATGCCGGAGACTACGCCTACGCCTGAGACTACGCTTATGTTTATGGCTACGCTTATGTTTGCGATTATAAGTTACTTTTCGTCGGTTAAATGAGTTCAGCAAATTTTTTATTCTTCTTGTTTTCTTACCATTTTTACGACGACTGCTTCGCCGATGACGCATAGTTGTTGTATGTTTCATATATATATTAATATAAAGATATTATTATAGGTCTAATATATAATGGATCATACAGATAAATTAAATCTGACTAAAATGATTGACGCAAATAATGTAGAGGACTGCACGAAAGAAATTCGTGAAAAAAAACACAGTGATTTAATACGCAATGATGTTAGTTGTTTATTATCTTTGAAAAAAAAATACGCTCGGCTGGCACAATCAAACCCGAACCAATTTGACGCAATGTGTGTATCCCAATGTAGTTTTATTTTTAATAATTATATGGACATTTTCAATAAGGTAAAAAAGGATGAAATAAACTTGCAAATTTTACATAAATTATTAGATGTTTTAAAACAGATTGAAGTCAGTGAATTTGATCAGCATGAAGGCGCATTTGAAGTGGGGAAAATATTAAAAGCAATGTATATTGATAGTGCGCTGATAAAGGCCGAACGAATTGATAAGAAAACTGGTAAAAAAACTGCACCCGCTAAACCAAAAGAGAAAAAAATTACTTGGGCAGAGTTTAAAGCAAAACAACCCGCTGTGCATAAAGAGTAATATACATACTATAGTTAGAACATAACAATAAAAAATTACATTTAAAAATATCTCTCATCTATTATATAATAAGTAGCATCATCATGCCTCGTAAATTATTATCTAATGAACCGAAAAATACCACATTGGTTGACACAAACATACAAACGTCAAACATACAAACGTCAAACATACAAACAAATAAATTAGTTATTGTTGAATCCCCATCAAAGTGTAAAAAGATTGAGACATTTTTGAACAATAACGCTGCATCTAATGGTATAACTTATAAATGTATTGCGAGTTGTGGTCATATTAGAGAATTAAATGGAATTGCCTCAATTGACATTAAAAACAATTTCGCATTAACCTTTGTAAATAGTGAAACTAAAAAGGATCAAATTAGTAAATTAAAACAGGCAATTAAACAAGCCGATGAAGTGATTCTTGCGACGGATGATGATCGGGAAGGTGAAGCAATTGCGTGGCATCTCTGTGATGTATTTGGTTTGCCCGTTGAGAAAACACCACGAATTATTTTTCACGAAATAACCGAAACGGCATTACAGCGAGCAATTAAAACCCCCACAACCGTAAATATGCAAATCGTCTATGCTCAATTGGCGCGTCAAACGTTAGATACTTTGGTTGGTTATAAATTATCTCCTCTCTTGTGGAAACATGTCAAAGACGGCATTTCGGCGGGCCGGTGTCAAACACCAGCATTAAGATTAATATATGAAAATCAAAAGGAAATTGATAAATCACCTGGTAAACAATATTATTCTATTGTCGGTTCTTTCACCAATAAAAACATTCCGTTTGTTTTAAATCACGAAGAAACCGATGAACTTAAGGTTAGCGATTTTTTAAATGAAAGTAAAACATTTCATCACACCTATACTGGATTTGAATTGAAGGACAAAGAGTCAACCGCGCCGAAAGCCTTTACAACAAGCACTTTACAACAAGCATCTAGTAATAAATTTCACATCTCTCCAAAAGAAACAATGACATTGTGTCAAAAGTTATATGAAAGCGGTTCAATTACCTATCCCCGAACAGATAGCATAACCTATAGCGAAGAATTTCGGATCAAACTCATTGATTTTGTAAATAGAAGATATGGCGAACACTATGTCAATGATAAACCGTCAGATGAAAATAAAGAAATTACAAAAAAACCCACAAAAAAGGGGAAAACTACAAAACCGGTAGAAAAAAATGAAAATAAAAATGAAAATGAATGCCCGCATGAAGCAATCCGCCCAACAGATATTGCAGTTGAAGAATTGGATGAAACACAGTTTACGGCAAAAGAAAACCGTCTGTATCGGTTGATTCGCGAGCGAACATTAGAAAGTTGTATGAAAGATACAAAAATCTCTCTCTTAACTTGTTCTATTAATGCTCCAATGAGCCATGTATACAAGTATCAAACCGAACATATCGTCTTTGCCGGATGGCAAATTGTCGGAGGGTATGAGGATGTCAATAAAGAATACACCCATTTACAATTATTAAAACCAGCGGTAATGTTAAATTACAATAAAATAAAAGCAACAATTCATTTGAAAGAAACAAAACAGCATTATACTGAAGCAAGATTAATTCAACTCTTGGAAGAGAAAGGAATTGGACGACCATCTACATTTTCATCGCTCATTGAGAAAATCCAAGAGAGAAAATATGTAAAAAAGGAAAATGTAAAAGGAAAGACAATCATCTGTAAAGAGTTTGAACTAGAAAATCAAATAATTAAATCGGTTAACACGGAACGTGAATTTGGAAATGAAAAAAATAAGCTAGTTATAACACCGGTAGGTATATTGGCACTGGAATTTCTGCTTAAACATTTTGATGCTCTTTTCCAATATTCATATACAAAACAAATGGAAGATGAACTGGATGAAGTTGCAAAGAATAATATGAAATGGCAAGATGTATGTGAAAAATGCAATAACGAAATAGAAAATCTCTCTTCAAGTATTTTAGAAAGAGGTAAAGAAACAATCCGAATTGACGAACAGCATACGTATATGATCGGTAAATATGGACCGGTTATTAAATGTGATATAGGCAATGGTATAGATAAGACCAAAAAAACAACGACTAAAAAACCCACGACCAAAAAAACAATAACAAAAGATACAAATGTCACGTTTAAAGCCGTCCGGAAAGACATTGATCTAACTAAATTAAGAAATGGCGAATATACGATAGATGACTTGGTAGAATCGGCCCAAGACAAAGAAATACAACTGCAAGCATCGTCTATTGGGAATTATAAGGATTTACCAGTTTATGTGAAAACAGGTAAATTTGGAAAGTATTTGGAATGGAATGAAATGAAAACATCTCTCAAACATATTAAATCCAAGATAGAAAATATAAAAATAGATGATGTCGCAGAAGATCTGTATGACCTAGACACAAAGCAAGATGAACCCTCTAATTTGCGTGAGATCACTGAAGACGCATCTATTCGCAAGGGGAAATATGGAGATTATATTTACTATAAAACAAAAAAAATGAAAAAACCCCGATTTTTAAAATTAGAGGGTTTTAATAAAATATATCCACCGTTGCAAACCCTTACTTATTTAACATGTGATATTACTCTATTACAAGAATGGTTTAATAAGACGTATATTGATACCTAGATTGATACCTAGATTGATACTTAGATTGATACCTAGATTGATACCTAGATACGTATAATAAGAATAATATATAGAAATAATTACAAAATATAACCAGCTGGAATGCGAATATTATATGTCTTGTTAATTTCATTTTTGAGAGAATTGAGTTCAACTGTAAAATCAAAAGGGAAATTTTGAAAGTTAACTAAACGACCGTCATGAAAACGAAATTTAAATTTCAACCGAGCAATTCGTTCAATTGGCGGATCATAATGGACTAAATTATGGAGATAATATGTGCGCGAATCAAATACATTATCATCGACAACCCTTAATGGAATTTTCGCAAATGCCGAATTCACTTTACCTGCGTATGCATTATTAGAATAAATATTGGTAAAATTGCTCTCATTATAAGGATATAATTCATCATACGAATTATATTTTTCAACTTCCATATAGATGCAATTCTCTCCATTAATATCAAACGACAAGGGCGCCTCAATAAAATGTTTTAAATTCGTCGTGGTTGGTGTTTTGTAATCAAAGGTTAAACCACTTGCATCGTTAATTGAAGCATATGCTTCCTTTTTAAACCCGAGATTATAAGGCAATCCCCATTTGGTATGGTTATTCCAAACAATCGGTTGTTGTTCACAATTACTAAAATCATAAATAATTTGCGAGGTGAAATCAAAATTAAAAGAAGAATCCGTATGACCAAACCAAAATTTATGTTTAATTTCATCATAAATCACATTGAAACTATTGTCAGGGGTGTATGCTGCATTCATTTTATTTGTGAGTTCAGTTGTTAGTTGTGAAGGAGTATAAAATCCCTCATCAATAATAACATTGTGCTCTGTGGTAGAATTTCCAACCTTAAAATTAAATTTCGTATTTTGATAACCGTTACTAAACGTATAATAAAAACCTGGTAAGGTTATTTGAACTAATCGTATGGATTGGACGTTCATTAATGTTTCAGGTAACATAATTTCAAATGTATTAGAATTTTTCCATTTGGTAATATCACGGTCTTCTGAATGAACGGTCACTAATTTTCTATCCAATACATAATTTTGCTCACGCGCTATTAAAGGTTTAGAATTACTCAAATTATAGTTTCCATTATTGTAACTCATTATTATACTATATATATAAAAAATAACTCAACAATATAAACTTATATGGTAGGTTATTATCAATATAAGTTTCATGTATAATAGATATTTATTATATACCTATTATTTTATATGTGTATATAATAAATAATGTCTTCTATTCTTAACCAAAAACAACAACCTCAACCAAATTATAACGAATCAAGAAAAAAATATACGCAAGAAAATATTAATAATTCTAGACCAGCGACTTATTACAATCGTGGTGGGTATGAATACATCATTAATAGTATGTTACTTATTTCTATTGTGGGGATGTCTATTAAAATTTTTTTTGGAAATAATATATCTAAAGACGGCAGTTATGGTAGAGCAAATTCAACTATTTATGGATACGGTATCGTCGCCTTTTCTATTTTAGTTGTCATGTTTATTAGTTTTGCTATTTTTGATAAGATAAGAAAAATAGAAAATAAAGGAATGTTTGATAGTATATTTGGGTTTATAAAAACATTTATGACTAGTTCAGCTCCTGCATTATTAACAGTTATCATATTATTATGGATTATTACGTTAAACTCTAATTTTTTTACACGGATTAATCAGGGTAAGGTTGCCAAAGAATATTATCAATTATCCGCTGGAACCTCATTTTTATTTTTGTTTCAAGTTCTTGCAATTTTTCAATATTTAAAAACGTATATTGCTATAAAAACAAAAACATCCGAAGACAAAGATGCGGCAATGACAATTAGTCGTCTTGCTTTTGCTACCTATTTTATGTGTGCAATCAATTTAGTTGTGGTTGGTATGATGACTATATTGTTGAATTTTTTCTCCACTGACGGTTAATATATAATAACAATAATGTAATGTATGCCTATTATGAGCCTATTATGAGCCTATTATGATATTGCAATAAATTTATAAGTAACCCCATATTCATAATCGGATTCCCAGATACCATATATTTTCAGTATAAATTCATTTTCTTTACCATGTGATTGCTCGTTAAAAATTTTTAAATAGTTATTATTCAACTGTTCGGTAATTCTATAAATGGGGGTCTTATTTTCAAAATGATAACGCTTTAAAATATGGTGTTCAATCGTTTTTAATTTTGAAATAATATGTTGATTTTCTAGAATTTTATTATCAAATGAACATTTATATTTATTAAATACCTTTTCAATGCCATTCAATGTAAAACTAAATTTAATAAATATGCCATTCAATGTAAATAATTCATTTGAATATAAAATTCTCAAAAAATTGCTATTGTCCATGACTGTGTTTTTAACTTTTTCATGATAAAAAATATTATTAAGGTTGAATTCATTTATATCTAAGACAATAAACATTGTAAATAATGTCTGATTATAACTATATATCAGCGTGTGTTTATATTAAAATAGTTAAGCATATACAATCAACCTTATATCATATTAAATAGCGAATCATTTAAGAGTGATGTTTTAAAAATGAGAACTCTTAGTATATCTTCATTTGTGTAATCTTTTTCTCCACATTTAAGATAATTTAATATAATGTTATATTCTAGAGCTGGGACTGAGGCTGCTATAGTTCCATAGTTCTTTTTTTTAAGTTCTAGATAGGTCGTCCAACAATTAACTAGATTTGGATGACTTTGTTTATATAAATTAAAATGGTCAATTAAGGTATTTATATTTTGTTCGGACATTATGATAGTGTGGGGTTTTACTATATAATACAGTATTGTTATTAAATACTATACTATTTAATAATATATTTTAATGCTATAAAGATATTAATGCTATAAAGATATAAAATTAAACTATATTAAAACATAAACGATTAATAATAATGAAAATACAAGAATCGCATTTTGAGCATTATTTGACCGGATATAATAATAAATCATTGCATCCCTCATTATCAAAAATATACAATAAATTTCCTGAAAAAATAGCTGATTTAAAAAATATTATTTTTTATGGACCGAAAGGTGTTGGAAAATATACACAAATGTTAGCATCTATTAAAAAATATAGCCCATCTGATTTAAAATATGAAAAAAGGTTAACCGTAAATTATAATAAAAATACATACTTTTTTAAAATTAGTGACATCCATTATGAAATTGATATGTCTCTTATTGGGTGTCATTCTAAACTACTCTGGAATGATATATATAATCAAATTACCGATATTTTATTGTCACGACCGTGTAAATCCGGTATAATTGTTTGTAAATATTTTCACGAAATTCACAGTGAATTATTAGATATATTTTATAGTTATATGCAAACCTTAAATACAAAAAATATTGATATAAAATATATATTTATTACTGAATCGGTTAGTTTTATACCGGATAATATCATAAATTGCTGTTATACAATTAAGGTTGAACGACCATCTAAACAAAAATATAATAGTTGTCTTGGCATAAAATTAGGGAAAAATGTAAATATTGAAGATATTATAAATATAACAGCTTGTCAATTAGAGCCACAATTAAATACAAAAAACCCAAATGAAAATATCTGCAATAAAATAATAGATGAAATTATAAATATTAAATTATCAAATACATCCGCTGGTATTAACAGTGTAAATGTAAATAACAGTGTAAATGTAAATAACAGTGTAAATGTAAATAACAGTGTAAATGTAAATAACAGTGTAATTTTTAATAATCCATTATATGCAATAAGAGAGTATTTATATGATATATTTATATACAATTTAAATCCGCAAGATTGTATTTGGTTTATAGTTAATAAACTAATTCTATTGAATAAAATTAACAATTTAAATATAAATGATATTTTAATAAAAACATATACATTTTTACAATATTACAATAATAATTACAGACCAATATATCATTTTGAACATTTTATTATATTTTTAATTATGCACATCTATGATATCAAAGAAGTAAAATAATGACATTTAGTCAACGATTCTATTGGTCAACGATTCTATTGGTCAACGATTCTATTGGTCAACGATTGAATTAAATATAGAAAAAAGAATATTTTTATTATTATCCAATATTTTCCAATTCTCTAATACATCCTTTTTTATGTTATCATTCTTATGAAGAATAATAATACATTTATGATACTCTTTATTTAAAGTTAATTTTATCATTTTTAACATTTGTTCTACAAATCCATTTATATTTACTACAAATAAGTATTTTAACTTTCCTATTTTATTTATTAATTTTGATAATTGAATGCCCGTGTTAATTCCGAGTGTATGTTTTAATCCAAACTCTTCAAAATCAATAATCCAGCACCAGTTTTCGGTAGGATTAATATAGTTTAAATAATTTGTGCAATGCTTAACAATTCCTTCAGTATCATCATATTTACTCGCATTTGATATTTTTGTATAAAAAATTGGACCTCCTTCTAAAGTAGTTGTAATTAAATTAAATGAATGTGCTGTAAAGTCTTCTTTGCATGTATCGCAAATTTTATGCATTAATGATATGTCCCTCATTTGAATCTGATGTGTCATTAATAATTAGTATACTATTTAATTAAAAAAAAACCATTCTATTAACGTATAGTTTTACAATTTTATGAGATACAAAATTTACTTTAATTATTCTATTTGTTAAATAAATAGAAAATAGAATAATATAATAATAATTAAATATATTAATGAAAAGAGTTATACAGACACTACTAATACATTTATGTTGTATCCTAATATTTGCTTTTTTATATTACTATTCTGCAACACATTTTAATAATAATAAACAAAATAAAATAAAATCTTATACATCTGAATCAACATTAGAATCAATGGTAGATTTTCTACTCTTTAGCACAACAATACAATCCAGTGTTGGTATGACAGATATTTCGCCATTTTCAGTCTATGGTAAAATACTTACTATAATACAACAATTCATGATGATGTCTATAAATGTAATCGCACTCTATATTTTTTCATATTAAAATGAAATGAAGTAGATAATGAAATGAAGTAGATAATGAAATGAAGTAGATAATGAAATGAAGTAGATAATGAAATGAAGTAGATAATGAAATGAAGTAGATAATGAAATGAAGTAGATGACACAATTTTTCTTAATAAAAAAAATATAGTTCATACGAATTATATTTTTACACATTTTTTACATTTTTATATTTTTATATTTTTATTCCTTCTTTCGGACAATCTTCTTCTTTAAAGGCGCCGCAACAGAAGCAGGCACAGTGACCGATTTAGGTTCAGGTGCTGTAGGTGCAGGTGTAGGTTCCGGTGTAGGTTCACGCACAGGAGCAGGTTTAGGCGCAGGTTCAGGTTCAGGAGCAGAAACAACTTCCTCCTCTTCTTCTTGGTCACTATCGTCTTCAATAACAACTCCACCAACGTGAGAGGAATGATCGTCTTGTTGCCCCCCACCACCAAGTGCGTTCTTAGATGCTGCAGACAAATTAATCAAACACTTTCCTTTCATTGATGGCTTAGGTTGAACCACTGCTTGAAACAAGCGCCAAGTGCAACCAAACTTACCATTGGCAAACCAGAGGCCACCGCATTGAATAATTGCCACAACGTTCACACCCTTCGGGATAAGATCAACGGGCGACAACCCAGAATGTTCATTCGGGTATAGCATCGTATGTGAAGGATCATAAATTTCACAGTTAAACTTACCCTCCCAGCAAGGCAACTTCACCTTTAATGTCGGTGCCTTTGTCACATCGGGCTCGCCAGTTTGGGGATCCTTCGTATACTTTAGCATCGGTGTCCAAAGTGCTTCAATTACTTCGGGCGTAATCGTCTTCTTATTAAACCAACCCATAGAGTTCTTTATGGCCTCATCCTTAATATGCTGTTCTAGTTCTTGAAACTTCTTCAATAACTTGTCAGTTTCAGGCGTGCTATAATCCTTGCGTGGAAATTGGATTGCCATGTCATAGGTTTCCTTCCCACTTTGCGGGTCCTTAAACATACTAGCGCCCCAAGTAAGCATTGGGACTTCCAAATTCATATACAATCCCTTCTTGGTTGGCTTATAAAGAATATTAGCACTCTTACCACCCGACTTATTCATCTTGGGTGCAGTAATGTCAATATCCTTAATATTAAAGCCAAGACCCTTGGCAATGTAAGTTTCGGCAGATTGGTTGTTGGTGCTAGTAGAACTCATCTTGTTTTCTTTGGCTTATGTTACTTAATAAGAAGGGGAAATGTTTAAATCAATTTTTTGGAATATTATTTTAAAAATATAAAATTATATTACTTTATATTGAAAAAATATATTATAATTCAATTTATATAAAGAGCGCAACGTGGGAAACGTTTCGGTTAAACAACGTCAACGTGCGTATAAAAATAAAACAATGCGGCATAAACGAAACAATAATACTTACCGACTTAAAAAGAGAAGAAATAAAACACGTAGAGGTGGAGGGTCATCATCTAGTTTACTAAATAGTATTACCAACCGAGATGGCTCCTCATTTACGGTTCATTCACCTTTATCTAAACTTCAACACCCCTCTTTACAATTAAAAAAAAAATCCTCAAAGAAAAGGAAAAAAAAAAGAGATCAAACTCCCACACTATACCTAAAGGAAATGCAAAAAAAAAAGGTAGGTAAACCAGGCACAATCGGTTATTTAGTTCGAAGCATGACTGAACAAAAAGTTTTACCTAAATATAACAAAGTTATACGTTTATTCAGGAAAAGTATTTGAATAATGTAATGTAAAATAATAATAAATAATTGATTTATTTATTATCATTTATCAAATATAAAACACCAAAGCCATGTGGGGGACTTGAACCCTCGGCCCTTAGATTAAAAGTCTAATGCTCTACCGGCTGAGCTAACACGGCGAATCGGGTTTATATAAATGATTATAGTATAAATAACTCTATACTATACTATAACATACTATTTTTATATTTTTTATATTTTTTATATTTTTTATATTTTTAAGCAGAGGCAGGGGCAGCGACGGCGGCAACATTCTTGGCAAAATGGGGACTCATGTATCGCTGCAGATTAAAGTAGGTAAGCTCTTCACCGCTGGTAAGCTTAAGAAGAGAAGACAACTTGGTATCAGCATTAATGCGACGACCATTGGTCTTGTCTTGCAACTTGTGCTCACGGATGTAAGCATTAATTTCACGAGTCACCTCAGTTCGCGCCATCTGAGTGCCAGTCGTCTTGCCCAAAAAAGTGGCAAGTTCATCACTGATAAGAGTGGGCTTCACAAACCCGCTGGGGGAACGATTACCCGTCTTGCGCTTACGCTTATTGCTGACCTTTGCAGCAGTCTTGAGCTCGCGTGTGGCTTTCTTCTCAAGGTTACGGAATTCGGTCTTAAGCGACGAAATAACAGTGCTAAGTTGCTGAAGGTGTCCCATAAAATCGGTGAAGTCAGTTGAGACGGTGGCAGCAGTTTCAACAACGGCAGTTTCGGCAACAGCAGTTTCAGCAACAACCGGGACGGGAGCGGCAACTTCCTTCTTCTTAGAAACCTTAGCGGGCTTCGCTTCAGCAGCAGGGGCAGGGGCAGGGGCAGGGGCAGGGGCAGCGACCTTGGCGGGCTTCGCTTCAGCAGCGACCTTAGCGGGCTTCGCTTCGGAGGCGACCTTCTCGGTCTTGATTTGCTTGGTGGCAGGGGCAGGGGCACTATCGGACTTGGTTTGCTTGGGCATCTTATTATACTTTACTATAATAAGATTTATTTAAGTGTTTTAACGCATTAATATATATTATTTATTTATTAATCGTGTGATGATAAACTCGTATTAAACTTTTCCTAAAAATCAACAAAAAATAGTTAATTTAACTTATTTTAAATTTAAAGTGTCAAATTTAAATTTTTATTTTACTAATACTTTCTACATTCCTTAATTTACTTTCAATCTCTCTTTTATCTTCTTCTAATCCTTCTTTTTCTTCAATTAACGCCTCTTTTTCATTCTGCATATTTTCTATTTTGTCCTTAAAACCCTTTATTTTTTCTCTAAGTAATTCTTCAGTTGTCATATTTTCTTTTTTACTCTTATACCCTTCACGTTTTCCCTTCATTCCCTCTTTTTTTTTCTGAAATGACAAATAATACAAAGAGAGAAATAATACAAATACTAATCCAAAAATTAAATACTTTTTATTGGTTTTAGGTAATGCTCTTCTTTTCATTTATTATATATATTATAATGTATATAATAAAGTAATTATGAGAATAATTATCCTATAGAACTGATTGAAATAACCATGGCAATGCGATTGCTGCGGGCGGACTTACTAAAGTTAAGGCACACAAAACAAAATTTGCACCTAAACAACGACTATCTGTATTGATTCCACTTCTAACTAACTTTTCAATTATTTCTAATGCAATTTCACATACAGTTGCCAGTTCAACTACTCTAATATCAACCAAAAACATCATTCGGAATAAATCACGATGCGTTGGACAAATTTCTCTTTGAATCATTTCTGCTAAATTTGCCCGATAACACCAAATATCATTTAATTCTAAAATAAATTTAATCAATGAAGCTCTATCTAAATTCATAAACCAAGAATAATCAGTATAATTTCCAAGTATATCAATATCATGAAAGAGAGAAATAACACGTGATTCCAATGTTTGTGGTGGAGATTGAATCGGTTGTAAAAATAAATCAGCATCATTATCTACATCCATATTAAAATTTATCTTATCATTAAATAAAGAACTGAGCCACTTTATTTTCAACATATTTTTCTTAACATGTTTTGGAAATGGATTGCGATTATAAGGATTTGTTGCAACCTTTATACCTTTATTGAATAAATTATAGAGAGACATAATGTCAAATCCATACGTCATATTATCTACATCCGTAAAACTATAAAATTGTAAATAGGGAATATCTGATAATTCATCCATTGTAAAAAAATCAGTATCATTTACACAAATACTTCTTTTAAACCGCGCAGGACCACGAATATGATTATATTGTTTAAACAAATAGTTCCGCCATGCCCTTTGAATAATAAGCGTATTGTCATAGAGTTTAAAATGATTATATATTTTTGTAATAATATCGGTTTTAATACTAACGCCGGATAGTTTAATTTTATGATGGCTTGCAATTTCCTTTAATTGTTTTATTGTATAGTTGGTTGATAATAATATACTATAATTGTTTCTGGTCGGCATAATGTAATCTTCCTTTTTCTTATCTGGTTTAACACTATCAGCATTTTTTATTTTTGTATCCTTTTTGTTTGTTTCTTTTATAGGTTCATTAATTATAGGTTCATTAATTATAGGTTCATTATTTATAGGTTCATTATTTATATTAGTAATTATATTTTCCGGAATATCAATATAAATTATATTTATATCTATATCGGAATCATATATATATATAATTTCATTTTGAATGGCACTTTCTTCTAAATTATCTGTCATTTTATGTATACTTATATCATAATAATAAAATGTTTTAATGTCATTTATATTAATTATATTGTATGAATAATTGACATTCTGGTTGTATCAACCAAGTCAGTATTGTTTGTTTTTGCCTGGTTTATTGTTTTTGATATCCTTTTCATCTCTGTTATATTTGTTAAAAGAGAGATACAATTATAGTTTTCTTCAATATACGTCATAAATGATTCAAAATTATTAGGGGATGGATTAAACTTTAATAAATTTTCATTGTGTTTTTTACACCATATCATAAAACTAGTATAATCATTTAATAAAATTGCGGTCATTATAAAATACGCAAATACGTGTGTGTTCTCGCGATATAAATTTTTACGCAATATAGTTTTATTTATATTTTTATCGTATAAATCATTATAATTTAATCCCATAAAACCAATTACCTTAATGCATTGATAAATAGCAAACATTCTCTCCAATTCTAAACAAAAATTCACATTTAATACAAAGGTTTCTTTATCCCTCTTGTTCTTTAATGCATTAAAACTACAAAAGGCGCAATTAATAATGCGTGCCCATGTTTCGGTATATGATTCATAAATATCAAAATCACTCTCTATGGGAAATAAGCCACGCAGTTTATCCTTTAAAAAATCAAATTTACTGGTTGAAAAATCTAACCCATAGGTATGAAATGATTCATGAATAAATACCTTGAACCATTCTTCTTCGCGAAAAATAACCATCTGTCCATTGTCAACACAAGCCATTGTAAATGCGGTATTAACATGTTCAGGTCCTAATATACCCGTGCTGTTGTGGGGTAATTGTTTATTAAATGGGGTGGGATAGACAAAAATATTCATTGTTTTCGTGCAATGTTTACTAGCATATTTTGCGCAAATGTTTAACCAAACATACATCATCTTCACATAATTCACATATTTTTCTAAACTTTCTAATTCTTCCTTTGAAAATAAGGTAAAATGAATATGAATCTCTCTACCACCCACATTTCCACACGAAAAAATTAACTGATATTGTTGTTCCTTTTTAATGTAGTCTTGTATTTCAGGGGGGAAATAGCGTCCGCCATAAACGGTGGGGTTCTTCATATGCTGTTTTTCGGTAGCGATGTTTATTACCTTACTTTTAAAGCAACCAGTAGTAAAGATTGTTTTATTAGAGGAATAAATATCATTGTAAAGAGAGATGATTAAAGAATGATATAAATTCAAATCCTTTTGTGAAACTGCCGCCTTTTCGCATTTACCGAAAGATTTAAGAAAGGGTTTTAATAGTTTATCTACGTGAGGGGAAAAATCCATATATAATTATAAAATATATATAATTGGCAAGTATATATTTTACACCTTTGCACGTTTAAAACGCCTATTTATATAAAAAATTGAAATACTTTTTTTGTAAAATAGTCATTACACAATCCCACCAACCCGATTTAAAATGACAAAACCAATTATTACCGATGTTGAAATGGCAAAGGATTTAGTTGAGATGACTTACCACGCAAACCTTGTATATGAAGGCGATTATGAATGCGAGTATGAACGGTTTAAACATCTCTTTCATAGAGATAGCTGGATATATTTTAACGACGCTGAACGTGCTCTCATTCGGGAGCAACTATATAACGTATTTTGGTCTATTCAGCTCATAAAATCCGATGAAAAAAACTTTAATGATGAAAACGACAATGACGCTACGCACAAATTTCACCTGCTACATAATCCCATTTATACCGAAATAAAATGGGAAAATGAATGTGATTATTATGGACAATCCGATAATTTTGAACATATTAATCAAGTTTACTTATTGCGTGAAGGTTTAAAAACATATTTAAAAAAATGAAATAAAAAATGAAATAAAAAAAACACACACAAAATTCACCTACATCATTAAAGTAAACGGCGTTTTAATAATTGGTGTATTTTTTCTTCTTCAACGTCATTTTTCGTTTCATTTTTCGTCTTGAACGTTTACCGCCAGTTTTACGCGAAGAAATAGTAACAAGTTGTCCTCCTAATTCGTGTAATGGGATTGCATTACCCCGTTTAGTAAATGTTGCACAATTATCGGGATTATCAAACTTATAAATTTTTGCCCCAAAAAAACTATATACTTTCAAATCATTCGGGGTTAAGGGTATTTTTTCATGCGTAATAAAAGTTTCATCCACTTCTTCTATCTTTAATTTTCCACCTTTATTAAGTCGTTCATTAATCATATCTCCCGCATTTATTTTAGACATTTTAATCGTCCCAAGTGTTTTCTTTTTAGGATTTAATTTATCTTTCATATATGTTCCAGATTCTAAGTTGAATTTTATAGTGTTATCATCTTTTAATAATTCACCGGCATAATACAAATTATATTTTTCACATTGACTATTTTTACAAGTAATGTGATACAATATTTCTTGGTGTTTTGTTCCAAATTCATAAGAGGAAAGTGTTTTTTTTAAATACATTCTCGGTGTATCATTATTCAAACTCAAAATAACCCAAGTATAAACACCATTTTCAACTTCATTATCTTCATCAATAATAGGCATTAGACTAGATAAATTCACATCAGAATTAAAAAAAATAGCATAATAATCGTTCCCAATATACGCACATTGTTTATGCGTAACCCATTGACCTTCTATTTTATCTCTTGTTAATTCGGTTGGGCTTATTGGTTTTTCTAATTCTATATCGGATTTAACTTTTATTTGTCGTTTCAATGTTGTTCTAGGTTTGACTAACTTTGCAACCCCTCTTGTCTGTTTTGTAGCCATCAATGTATATTACTCTATATATAGTGATGGTATATATAATTTATTAATTGTATACTTATTATTTGTATATTAATATTTATTTTTCATTTATTATTCTTTCCCTCGCAAATCACGACGCACTCGCATCAAATCATTAAATACAATTGCCGGTTTGCCTCGCGTAATATGTTCCAATTTGGCATTTTTGGTCGCCAGTAATAATTGTTTCAATTCAGGATGTTGTGTAAATTTTGCTCTCATTGCATCTTCCATATCAATCTCTCCGCGCGTGTATTTTGAACCACTTAAAATCATAAAGAAATCAGGATCAATCTTGACATTCTTTGGACGCACTAGTTCGCCTTTGTATTTACCTGTCTTACCGCCAGCCGACTTTGCTAATCCTGCATCTTTTGCAATAGATGAATCCGGCGAATCAAGAGAGAATTGAATATAGAATTCCTTATTATTTTTCTTGAATTTTGAACCTTGGTAATAATGTTCTACAGATAACCACCGATGACCATCTAAGGTAAATTCAGCAGACCAAAAATTTGACAGTTTTTTACGCCATTGAGGAATTTTTGCCAATTCTTGATAAGCAACATCCCCTTCAACGCCAATCGTTTCACCGGCCCCACGACCAGGCAAGGGTTTATCAGTTGATTTACTATAAAAACGAAATACGGTTGATTTGTCATATAAATCAGAAACGGTTTCTTCAACATCGTTAATTATCATTTTTTTACTATTATCGTCCATATCGCTCTTGTCACTTGTATCACTAATAACGATAGCATCTTTTGTTTTCAATTTTTCATTAAATTCTTTAAATTCAGGTATTAAACTATAGGGACCCGCATTTCTCTCTAAACATTTATCTGAAACCAGATTTTTTACCTGTTCAGGTAGCTCTTCAAAGGTAAATGACGGTTTATCGTTATAGGTAATCAATTGGTAATGATAACCGCCGTGATGCGCTACCATAACATAAAATGAAGGTTCAAAAATACCATTTTCTTCCAATACGGTATCGTTTAATTGACCACACAACAAGACATTTAATTCATCGCCATCTTGAAAGTTCATTTGGGAAAACAGAATGGTTTTAATATTTAATTCTCGCTCAAGTGTAGATATTGCCCACGTATCGGCCCAATAATCACTGTTTTTAATTTTTAATTTTAACATAGAGAGGTTATCAATGCCGTGCATAAATTCTACTTCTCCCTTCAACTCCTTTACCTTCACTCTTTCCTTTTTGAGAGATTTATGGGTTTGCTGCATTTCTTCCGATTGTTCAATAAAACTCAGTTGAAGATTTCTATCTTTTGTTTTTTTTATCGTATCCTTTAACCCATTATGACGTTTTGTTATGTTTTTAATTTCTCTCGTTAACTCATTCTCCTGTTGTTTGTAATTATCATATAAGGTTTTATAATTGTCAAATAACGCTTCGGTTGCATTATTTGCTAATATTTGACGCATATCATCAACGGAAATGTCTTGTTCTTGTTCATCTAATGCAATTTTTAATGTAGAAAAAAAACAATTTCCATCATACTTTGTGTCAATGATAGTATAGTTATCATCACCCATAAAATCTTGTATCCATTGTTTTTTTTTAACCTTTTTATTATCTGCTGTCGCCTTTTTATGATGTTCAGCTTCATCTTTTTTTTCTTTGACTGATTGTTTTGTTTTTTCTGGTTCTTCTGTTTTTTCTGGTTCTTCTGTTTTTTCTGGTTCTTCTGGATCTCCATGTATTAATGAATACGCAAATGAGTATAATAAAGGAGCATCAAATTCATTTAAATCAATATCACCATCAGAATCCAAAATTTTTTCTTGGCTACCTGCTGGAATTTCGTATACACCAATTTGTGTTTTTTTATCGTCATCACTTATCATATAAATGGAATAATAAACAATCTTATTATCAATATAGGTATAGTTTGGTTTTCCTATTGCAAATATAATTTCTTTCTCATAGAATTCAGATTGATATAAATTCGTATCATAATCTATATCACTTTCTTGAATTTTAGATGTTTCTTGATACGTAATTGATTCATCTAATATAGATTTTACCATAATATAATATATATAAACAATTATTTATATTATATAAAATTGAATTAAATTATTAATTATAAAAAATAATATACCAAACTATATTTTAATATGGCGCACTTTAATAAGGATGAAGCAAGACACTATATATTAACCACCGCGAAGGATCTCATTTTAACACAGTTTGATAAAACTGATAAACGAAACCAAATCAAGGAATTCAAAGAAAACAATTATACTATTTCTATAAAAAAGAGTTGCACTTCGCCAAATAGTAAATTCAAAGTATATTCGGAAGATTATCATATTCAGTTTACAGGTAAGATACAAGGTAAATCCGTTGAATGGTCGTTTTATTTACAACGCGCAATTACAAATGACTATTCTATTATTGAGCTTATAGACCCGAAGGGAACCTCTCAAAATAAGTTGACTATTCGTCATTTGAAACATTAATTATTGTTTATAAAACAGCATCTCCTTTGGTGTCCTTGCAAAAAAGGATGTAACTACAAAAAAAGCTTAAAACATAATATATTTTCCAAAAAACGGATCAGCTTTTAATTCTTCTATATTACTCCATAAACGTATACGTTTAGTTACACTATTTCTATTTTCTTTTTGAGTTTCAAAAAATACCAATACTTGAATCATTTCATTTTTCAGCATTTTTGGTTTATATATACCATAATACTGTAATAGTTGTGTTAAAGATTTTACATTAAACTCATTATAAAATAATATTAATTCATCAATATCAACTTCTATAGTATCATTGTAATCATCTTCACCGTCATTCTTATCTAAATTATTAATATAGTTATTATATTCTTCCTCTGTTAGAACTGATGCAAGTTGAGCATCAATATCCATTTCATGATAATTCATTATAGTGTTAGTGTTGTTATCGTGATTCTGCTTATTATCATCAACAAAAAAATGAACATTACTTATGCTCATTATATCAAGTATATAATTTAAATAATAAATACATTTTAAATTTATTATTTAACTAATTAACTATTTAATATTCATTATTCATTAGACATTTTATGGTATCTACTTTTTATTTATAAAACTCATCATATCCAAATGCTTAAAAATCGTTTTATTTGTAATGCTTGGTTCTGATTTGTGCTTTTTAGTTGAAATTACACTTACACGGTTTATGATTTCTTTCCATTTTTCCTTTATGGCTGGGCTTGATTTTAGTAGTGTAGCTACTCCTTGAGTAATCATAATGTAAATAATTTCCGACATTTCTTCTGCAATATTTGAATTATTATCTTTTGCGATTTCTTGTATTAATTTTTGTTGAATATCTTCAATCATTTTAATCATTTTATTTTCGTCTACAATGCCTTCTATCATTAAATTAATGTAAAACAACACTAATGCACGACGCTTTTCATTTAATTTGTTATTTTTACAAAACTGGTCATAATCACTATCAGAACTACAATAAGCATAATCACTGAACAAATAAATATCATTATTTATTTTATTTTTAAAAATCTTATTCATAAAATCATATTTATCCATTAAAACCTTTGACATTTTTGCATACATTTTAGAATAAAACCCATTACCACTCGCAATATCAAAAATAGAATCCGCAATCCGATTTAGTTGAGCTAGATAATTCTCGTCTAATTCAAGTTTACTATTACCATCACCATCATCATGTTCGGGAATTTCATTCTCTTTGAAAATCAAATCAATCTCTTCAGTGATTTGTAATAGCATTTTATCATACGTTTTATCTGTAATTTTATTCAAACTCTTTCTAATCTTATCTACAGACAATTCTATTCCTTTCTTTTTTTCCATTACGGTTGGCTTGAAGTTACGTGCAGCATTCCAATTATCTAATGTAATATCCTTTATTACGGTATTTTGATGTCTGCCGCCACCTGTATATTTTGTCTTTTTTTCAAAAAGCGGTGTTTTTATATATTCAGGCGCACCAACATTTGCTGAAATTTGTTTAATAATAGTAATTGTTTCTGGTGGTAGTGAATATGAAATGCCACTTTTTTTAATTTGGTCAAAATCATTTAATTTATACACAATGCAACTCATAATGAATTAAGAAGATACTTGATATTATATTATTAGATAGTATATTTATATCAATTTTTTTATTATTACTTAAATATAAATTTATAATTGTTATTATACTATGAATACTGACATTATAAATGAAAACCATAGATTAGACGAACAACAACAACCAATAGCTGACCAAGACATTTCGGAAATCAATGAATGGGAAGATTTGAATTCAAAAACTGAATTGTTAAGAGGAATTTATGCATCGGGGTTTGAAAAACCTAGTCCAATCCAGCGAAAAGCAATTCTTCCTCTATTTTCCAAGAAGGATATTATCGCTCAAGCACAATCAGGAACGGGTAAAACGGCGTGTTTTTCAATTGCAGCATTACAGGTGATTGATACAACTAATAAAGAACCGCAAGTTATTATTTTATCGCCGACACGCGAATTATCCATCCAATCAAAAAAAGTGATTGACACGATTGGTAATCTTATGCCGGGTCTTTCTACGCATTTGATGGTAGGCGGAACTTCTACGTTTGATTCTATTAAGGATATTCGCACTACTTCGCCGCAAATTATTGTCGGATGTCCTGGGCGCATTCATTATATGCTGAAGCGTAAATCACTTAGTTCATCTGGTCTTAAACTTTTGATTTTAGATGAAGCCGACGAATTGTTATCTTTTGGCTTCAAAGATCAGATATACAATATTTTTCAATTTATGCCAACGAAAATTCAAGTCGCGCTCTTTAGTGCAACGATGCCACATGAACTCTATAGTTTAACTGAAAAGTTTATGATTAACCCAACTAAAATTTTAGTGAAAAATGAGCAGTTGACGCTAGAAGGTATTCGCCAATATTATGTGGCACTAGAAAATGATGAAGTGAAATATGATACACTAAAGGATATTTACAGTTCTTTAACGGTGAGTCAATCTATTATTTATTGTAATAGTGTTAAGCGAGTAAACGATTTATTTGTAGCCATGAATAATGATAATTATCCCGTGTGCCAAATTCATAGTAATATGGATAAGGATGAACGGTTGAAAAATTATGAAGAATTTAAAAGTGGTAAACATCGTGTTCTTATTTCTTCTAATGTTACGTCGCGTGGTATTGATATTCAACAGGTCAGCACTGTTATTAATTTTGATTTGCCAAATTGTGTCCATAACTATTTACACCGTATTGGTAGAAGCGGACGCTGGGGGCGCAAGGGAGTTGGAATTAATTTTGTAACACAGCGTGATATAAAGCAATTGAAATACATTGAACAACATTATCATACCCAAATTGAAGAATTGACTGAAAACTGGGCATCTTAAGTAAACAACTACAACTACAACTACTCGTTTAATTTTAATGTTATTCTTCTTTATTAATAATATTAACAATAAATGATAGAATGTTTAATGGAACAATTTTTTCATAAAACCATAAATACAAACGCAAGTGATATTGATGTAGGCAATGAAAAGGAGAATCCCAAAAAGGAAACGATATTCAAATTACCAATAGAATATTTAGCCAATAAAGTAGAATTAGAAGAACATACAATTAATGATTTAGAATTAGTTAAAAATGATAAACACGATTCTCTGTATAAATACGTTTTTAATCCAACTACTGCATTTGGCGAAAATTTAATGGAACAATGGGGAAAATATTACACATCAAATACATCATTTCTCAAGGACAGTCAAAAATTATTGAAATGTAAATTAAAAGGAGAGAGAAAAGAAGAGAAAAAAGAAGATAAAAAAGGAGAGAAAAAGGAAGTAAAATTCACACAAGGAAGTGCGGTTGATGGAGTTTTACAAACTGAAATTCTTGAAGTTTGGAATGAAATACAGAATGAAACGGGGTTTAATGAAAAATACAATTATATAGAATGGACGCAATTAGATTTTCTTAATAATAGTTCAATGTTTTTACAGTGTCTCAGTATTTATAATGTTGCCTCTCCACTATTTTCGTTAATGCTTCCGATTATTTTTTTAATTATACCACTTCTTATTATTAAGTTACGTGGTTTACCAATCACACTTGAGAAATATTTTGAACTCTTAAAAATCGTTTTTCAAAAGCATCAGCTTGGTAAAATATTTGATGTGTCAAGTGCAAGTTTTGAAAAATTAGTTTATGTCTTTGCAACCAGTATTTTCTATATAATTCAAGTATATCAAAACATAACCACATGTCGTCGTTTTATTTGCAATATGACCAAAATACATGATCAATTAATTAAAACGAGATACTATTTAAATGAAACTATTAAAAATATGGATGTATTAATTAAACAATGCGATGGATTAAAAACATATGAAGAATTTGTTAAAACAATTCAACATCATCGGGCAGTATGTAACCATATGAAGAGTGAATTTGATAAGATTTCCCCTAACAAGGTCTCGTTAAAGAAATTCGGGCAAGTTGGATTTACCATGAAATGCTTTTATCAACTGTATAATCATCGTGAATTTCACAAAACATTAATTTATACCTTTGGATTAAATGGTTATATTGATAATATGAATGGTCTTATTACAAATATACAAAAGAAGAATGTTCACGCGTGTAAATTTAAAAAGGGAATTAGTAAATTTGACAAAGCTTACTTTCCTTCTTTAGTCAATGAAAACCCTGTAAAAAATACATATAAATTAGACAAACATTTGATCATAACCGGTCCAAATGCGGCAGGAAAAACGACCTTATTAAAAACAACCATATTTAATATTATTCTCTCTCAACAAGTTGGTTTTGGTTTCTACACTAAGGCAACTATAAACCCATATGATATGATACATTGTTATATTAATATACCAGATACTTCGGGAAGAGATAGTTTATTTCAAGCAGAGGCAAAACGGTGTAAAGATATACTTAACCATATTACGAAAACAACTGATATAGCCGACGAACAAAATGGAGATGAAAGCTTTAGAAAGAAAAAAGTGAAGAGCAACGATGAAAGACATTTTTGTGTGTTTGACGAACTGTATTCGGGAACGAACCCTTATGAAGCAATTAGTAGTGCTTATGCTTACCTGAAATTTTTAAATAGACACGATAATGTGAATTTTGTATTAACTACGCATTTTCTTGATTTATGCCGTCGTTTAGAAAAAGAAGATAAGTTGCATAATTGTCACATGAAAATAGATACAACCACAGATGATTTTAAGTATACCTATAAATTAGAAGAAGGCATATCTACAATTAAAGGCGGTATTAAGGTATTAAAGGATTTAAACTATCCTCGGGAAATAATAGAAACTACCACATCAACATTAAATGAGATGGAAATTTAATTTTTCAGAAATAAAATATATTAATTCGTTTAATAACTATTTAAAATATATTATTGATATTCAATAATGAATCTTTGTGGTATTAGTCCGATTCCAATTTTAATAACTTTTTTGTGTTGCGCTGCACTGTTTGTTTATTTTAATCTGCGTTTAGCTGAGATTAAGCACGTAGTTGAAAAGCAAAATAAGGTGTTGACTGCATTTATTAGCAATGTTCAGCAAGATATTAGAGGTGGAGGAAATGCAATGTATAATCACTGCGAATCAAGTTTGCCAACCAACAATGAATCTTATTTAGCTTCACCGGAAGCAATGAAGGTTGTCCAAAAAATAGAAGTTTCTGATGATGAAGATGACAGTGATAGTGAAAGTGATAGTGATAGTGATAGTGAAAGTGATGCAGATGAAGATGCAGATGAAGATGCAGATGAAGAGGAACAACAAGTCCTTAATCAAGGTTTTAAACAATTAAATTTAAATGATATTGTTCATTTAACTGAATTCGGATTGAATAATGATAATTCATCTATTTCTGTATTGGCATTTGAAGTATTATCTACCAGTGATTCCGATAGAGGAAACGAACATTCCACTGCTACTACTTCTTCTATTAGTGAAATTACTGATGAAACATTATCTTTAGACGCTCCTACAACTTCGGACACGCCTCAATCCTATGAATCTATGAAAGTGGATGATTTACGCACAATAGTTACTACTAAAAAATTAACGTCAAAAGAAGATGCACGAAAACTTAAAAAACCCGAGTTATTGGCATTACTTAAGAAATAAATTAAATATGCAATAAATTAAATATGCAATAAATTAAATATGCAATAAATAGTATTATAATAATGGTATAATATCCGATTTGTATAAACTCATTTTTTTATATTATATATATACAAATGAGTTGGGGAACATGCTACAGTGGTTCTAATAACATATATCGCGACTTTCCACCGATAATGAATGACGGTAGAAATTATACTAATTGGCAACCAGGTGGTTCTTTAAACGAATATATTAAAAAAGAAGCAGGTATAACATCAAATGCTCAATATCGCCAATATTTATGCAAAAATGCCGATGCAATTATTCAATATAATCAAACTGCGGCGTGTGATAATTGCTGCGCAAATATGGCATCGTATGGAAATGGTATGCCAGCATCTAATAACTCACCCTATTTATTTAAATCGTGTTTAGAAACAACTGCCAAATACGGATATGAAAATAGTGATCTGAAAAATTTATATTTATCTGATGTCGCTTTACAATCAAGAATGGTAACACCAGTTATATCGCAAACTGAATTGTTATCCAATGGAATTCCGAGAGCAAATTAATTTATACAGAATTATAATTTATAGATTTATACATAATTTATAATTTACTATTATCAATATCAGTATCAGTATCAGTATAAAAAACAATATTATTTGAATAAACTTTTGAAGAAATAGCCATTTTTTATATTATCATAGGTATTATTAATAAAATTAATATGATTACACATTTTTTCGGTATTGTCAACAATTTTTGCATGTTCTTTTTGTAGTTCCTCTATTATTTTTTTCTGTTCTTTTAGTTCCTTATACATTTTTTTATTTAATTCAATGAGAGATTTTATATCATCGTTATTCATAGTTATAGTTTTATTTTCATTTTCATTTTTTGGCATAGTTTACTATGATATGATCTAATATTATAACTATTATATAATATCTTATATTTGTTAATACTTATATTTGTTAATACTTATATTTGTTAATACTTATATTTGTTAATACTTATATTTGTTAATACTTATATTTGTTAATACTTATATTTGTTAATACTTATATTTGTTAATACTTATAATTACTAATACTTATTAAACACATAATATTACTATTAACATAATATTACTATTAATCAAAAATGAAAATACTTAGTATTGATGTTGGTATTAAAAATTTAGCATATTGTTTAATGGAATCCTCAACACCAGCACATCCAAATACAAATACAGATACAGTTCATAATAATATTATTCAATGGGATGTTATTAATTTGTGTGGAGAGATTCCGAAATGCTCTATAGCGGAGTGTAAGAAACCTTCAAAATATGTAAACCATTGTCATACTACACCATCCTACTTATGTTTAACCCATTCTAAAAAATCAGGATTAATTATTCCTACATCTAATCTCTCTTTAACAAAAATTAAAAAGATGAAATTAGCCGATCTAAACAAGGTAATTGTTGATTATAACATTCCTTTAACAAATGATAATGATAATAATAATAATAATAATAATGATGATAACTCTCACACTCACACTCCTATGAATAAAATGAAAAAGGAATATATATTTAAAGTTATTACAGAATTTATAGAAAAAAACGTATTATCCACCGTTGCAACAATAAGTGCAAATGATTTTGATTTGGTCCACCTAGGAATAGCAATGCGAAATGCGTTTGATAAAGAGTTAAACCATCATATAAATACAATTGATTGCATTGTGATTGAAAATCAAATTAGTCCTATCGCGAATCGCATGAAAACATTACAAGGAATGATTGCTCAATATTTTATTATGAATAATATTACCAAGATTGAATTTATATCTGCCGCAAATAAATTAAAAGGCCACGTTGATTTATTTGAAACAGATATTTCAACCTACAGTGCACGCAAAAAAGAAGGGATTAAGGTTATGGAAACCATTTTAAATGAATTAAGAGAGATTAATCCTGAAAATGAAGTTTGGTTAATGCATTTTAAAAATCATAAAAAAAAAGATGATTTAGCGGATGCCTATTTACAGGGTCATTGGTATTTGAACCGCCCAATGAAAATGATAAAATGATAATATATAAAGATAGTTTGATATAATATGTAACTATAATGGAAGAGACAATCTCATTGAACTACTCCTTATGTGGATGTTATAATAGAAAT